ATAAAGAACAACTGGCGCCTTGCAGATGAAGGTGATTGGGTATGGAGTGATGACGGCAGGATAATACAGCTGCTAAAAGTAGCTAAAAGCGTCAATCATCCTAATGACAGGAAGAATTATAAGTTCGCAAAAGGATGGATAAGAACAGTCGTAGGTTCCTTCATCAACCGTGACAATACGGTAATGGATACGGATTTCAGTTCCCATGCTAACAGATACACTTTCTCTAAGACCATAAAGAACCCTGCTTCTAGAGTCAAACAACGCTCTATACCTACCAATAAAGAGAAAGAGTTTGCAACTAATGTTGTAGTTGGCATGGGAGCTGTAAAATCATACATGACAGCTTTCAGTGAAAAGAATGAGAATAGTGCAAGAAAGAAAGCTGTTGTACTCTTAAAACAGGAGAGGATAATGAAAGAAATAGATAAGACAGCCCTTGAAGTAGCAAAAGAACTAGGCATTGACCATAAGTATATACTTGCAAAGTTGAAAGATTTAGCTGACTATAGTGAAGACGACAGCATTATATTGCAGTCTACTAAAGAGTTAGGTAAAGCACTTGGTACTCTTGGCAGTGTGATAAAACAGAGAGAGATGGGAATCATGGGCATGTTCCAAGGATTCTCACAAGAACAGTTAGAATCTGCTGACAGGGCCAAACTAGTGGAGGATACCGAATCAGATGTTAAGGAATGATGAGGACGGCAATATAATAGGTTGTCATGAATGTGGAGCTAGAACATTAAAGAAGGATGGGTGGCATTATTATGGTGGAAGTGAGGAGAAGAAGCAAAGATGGAAATGTACAGCATGCGGTAAGAATACATTATATCCCAAGATATTAGAACAAGCCCCATTCAGACCAAAAGAAAGACCAATAGAATTTGCTCCTATAGAAGAGCTTATTGACCATCGTAATAAGTTATACAATAGAAAGAAGCAATATAAACAAAAGACAAGACTGCATGATATTGAGATAAATATCAATGGCCCTATAGGTATAGCACATTTTGGTGACCCTCATGTTGATGATGATGGTACAGACCTATCAATGATAATGCAGTATAGTGATGCTATAAATAATACAGAAGGAATGTTTGCTGGTAATCTTGGAGATATACAGAACAACTGGATAGGAAGATTGAGTTTCTTGTATGGACAACAATCAACATCAGCAAAAGAATCATGGAGATTAACAGAATATTTTGTCAATAAGATAGATTGGCTCTACTTGGTAGCAGGTAATCATGATGTATGGAGTGGAGAGGGTGACCCACTTGACTTCATTATGCGTGACCATAAAGGTATATATGAGAAATGGGGAGCAAGACTAAATCTTATATTCCCTAATGGTAAAGAGGTACGAGTGAATGCAAGACATATGTTCAAAGGAGTGTCTATGTGGAATACTGCGCATGGAGTAGCAAAGGCAGTGCAGATGGGATGGCGTGACCATATCCTTACTTGTGGACATATTCATGTATCAGGTTATCAAGTATTAAAAGACCCAGCATCAGGTCTTATAAGTCATGCTCTACAAGTAGGTAGTTTTAAGATATTTGATAATTATGCTGAAAAACTTGGGTTGGACGATAGGAATATATTTAACTGTCCAGTAACAATAATAGACCCAACGTATGATGACGATGATAACAGATTGATAACAACTATCTTTGACCCATTAGAAGGTGCGGAATTTCTTAAATTCAAGAGAGAAAAATGGAAAAAATCAAGAAAGAAACGGAAGTAGTACTGGTTCCTGTATTATCATACTGGCATCTTGCCAATAAAGGGCCCAACCAAAGTATACATCATAGAACAGAGAATTGTTCCATGTCATATAAGAGAATGGGATTCACAGTAGATGGCAAATATAAACTCAGAAAACGTATCAGAAGCCGAAGAAACACTTCAACTAGCACATAAGGATTTAATAGCATTTGGAAAGTTATTCCTTCCAGATGACTTTATGCGTAGTGAAACACCATTCTTTCATTATGAGATGGCGGATGACATAGATGATTTAGAGTGTAAACAGCTTGCTATCATCATTCCAAGAGGACATGGAAAGACAGTATTAACTAAAGCATCTATACTAAAAGATTTTGTATTTTGCAATGACAATGATAACTTTCTTTTCTACGCTTGGGTATCTGCTACGCAGAAGCTTTCTGTGGGCAATATGGATTATATCAAGCATCATCTTGAATATAATGATAGGATTAAATACTATTTTGGAAGCCTTAAAGGAAAGAAGTGGACGGAAGAAGATATAGAGTTGACAAATGGATGTAAACTTATTAGCAAGAGCAATGTTGCAGGAATCAGAGGAGGGGCGAAACTACACAAGCGGTACGACCTCATCGTACTCGATGACTTCGAACACGAAGCGAACACGCTTACGCAGGATTCTAGAGATAAGAATGCTAATCTGGTCACTGCTGTTGTATATCCCGCTATTGAGCCTCATACTGGTCGCTTGCGCATTAATGGCACTCCCGTACATTATGATTCTTTCATTAATAATCTTCTTACCAATCATGCAAAAGCTCAAAAGGATAAAAAGGATTTTGCTTGGAAGGTTATCACTTATAAGGCAATACTGCCAAATGGAGAGTCTCTATGGAGTTCTTTCTTCAATAAGAAGAAGCTGGAAGAGAAAAAAAGATTCTATATAGACTCAGGTCAGAGTACTAAATTCTATCAAGAGTACATGATGGAAGTACAGAGTGAGGATGATTCCGTATGGACAAGGAAACATCTGAAATACTGGACTGGCCATTATGAGAACATAGATGGAATCAATTATATCCTTACTGATGGTAATCAGCTCCCGGTCAATGTGTTCATAGGATGTGACCCTGCTACCGATATTGATACCAAGACATCTGACTTCTCTGTTATAATGGTCATTGCAATAGACCCCGACAGCAATGTTTATGTACTTGAATATGAGAGACACAGGGCAATACCAACAATAGGAAGTAAGGATTTTGAAGGAAATATCATAGGTAAGAAGGGTGTAGTTGATTTTATAATAGATTTATATGAGAAATATCATTGTACTTCAGCTACAGTTGAGGATGTAGCAATGAACAGAAGTATATTCCAAGCCCTGAATGATGAAAGAAGAAGGCTCAATAAGTTCTCAATTGCCGTAATTCCAGAGAAACCGGGCGGAACCAATAAGCTTAATCGCATCTATAGTGGACTTTCGGGCAGATTTTCGATGGGTTTAGTACATTTAAGGGAGTCTCACTTTGATTTATCGCACGAAATAGTTACATTCGGCCCTAAAATGTCACATGATGACACAATAGAAAGCCTTTATTATGCCTGCGTACACTCCTTTCCACCAAATATGTTAAAAGGTAAAAGCAATACTTGGTTCAAAAAGGTACGACAGGCCAAGAACTGGATAGTAGCATAATGGCAACAAAAGAAACACACGATATATCTCTTCCTAAAAGCACCAGTAAGTTATCAATGAGTTCAAAAGGAGAACTTGGGACCCAAGGATTCTCAGAGGGGGGCCCTAAAAAATCATACTGGCAGAGTTTTGTTCCTTATGACAGATACCATGTAAAGAGAAAGATAGATACTCTTTACTCTCAAAGCAGAAAGAAATAGAATGCCAAGATTCGGTCGAAAGAGTAAATCAAGATTAAAAGGTTTGGACGCTGGCCTTGTCAATGTACTGAATCAGTCAATAAAACATTTTGATTTTTCTGTTATAGAAGGACTTAGAACACTTGAAACGCAGAAAAGTTATGTTGCTAAAGGTGTCAGTAAAACATTGAAATCGAAACATCTTGAAGGCAAAGCAGTTGATATTGCTCCTTACCCAATAGATTATGATGATGTTGAAAGATTCGTATACCTTGGCGGATTCATTCTCGGTGTCGCTTCCCAACTTGGAGTAAAGCTCAGATGGGGACTTGACTGGGATAGGGATACATTCACGAAAGATACTGGATTTAGAGATATAGGACATTTTGAGGTTATAGGCTGATGGCAAGAGGAAATAAAAAAATAGTAGAACAAGTTCATGACCTGTTCAATAAAGCAAACGGGCATAGTAGAAAGAAATGGGAAGGTATATCACAACAGTCATATGAGTTCTTTTTAGGAGAACAACTTACTGAAGAGGAGCAAGATGAATTAGGTTCTGCTGGGATGCCTAATTTCATTGTCAATAGGATAACTCCCGTTATTGAGATGATGAAGTTCTTTGCAACTGCAAATACTCCAAGATGGCAGGCTGTTGGTGCAGAAGGAAGTGATTCTGATGTAGCTGCGGTACACGCTGATATAGCTGATTATTGTTGGTATAATTCTAATGGTGACAGTATATACGCTCAGATAATCCAAGATGCTCTTGTAAAAGGTATTGGATATATGCAGATTGATATAGACCCAGACCAAGACAGGGGACTTGGAGAAGTTGTATTCAAGAGAATAGAACCTTTTGATGTATATGCCGACCCTACTTCACGAGACTTTCTATTTAGGGATGCAAGCTATATAATTATAAGAAAAGACCTCCCAAGGGAGCAGCTAACAAGACTTTTCCCAGATAAAAAGCGACAGATAAAGAGCGCTAACAGCGATTATGCAGGAGAGTCTGATTACTCTGGGAGAGATGCTCTTGATACAAAACTGATATTTCCTGCAGATTCCAGTGATGCATACACTAAGGAAGGTGAAGAGGATTTAGTTCTTAATTATTACGAGTGCTATAGCAAAGAGAAGATTCCATATATGAATATCTTTGTTAACACTCCCCCGGGCCCGACTGAAATGGAAGAAATAAAGAAACAAGTCGAGGTTGAACTAAAGGACTTCGAAGCTGAAATGATAGTTAGAGTTGAAGAAAAATCTCTTCAGTTATCTGAATCTGTGGAAAAAGGTGAAATCATAGAAGAGAGGGCACAGCTTGAATTGGAGAGAGCTCAAAGAGAAGCTCAAGAATCTATTGAACAACAGAAACTTGTTCTTATGAGCAAGATACAGGAAGCTCAGACAAGAATAGAGAATTATGCTATTACAGAGATAGAATATGATATAATGATGAAAAATGAAGTAATAGCTGATACAGTTGTTGATGCAATCAGGTTCTACGATACAAGAATAAAATTAACAATAGTTGCTGGTGATAAACTATTATATGACGAAATGCTTCCTGTAAAAGAATATCCTATAGTTCCTTTTGTCTATCAATATACTGGAACCCCATATCCAGTAAGTGCAGTACATCCACTTGTAGGAAAACAACAAGAGCTTAATAAGGCTCATCAGATACTCATACATAATGCGAATTTGGCATCTAATCTTAGATGGATGTATGAAGAGGGTTCTGTACCAGAAGAAGAATGGGAAAGATATTCATCTGCCCCCGGTGCTTTATTAAAGTATAGACAAGGATTTGCAGCTCCAACACCAGTACAGCCAATGCCACTTAACAACGCTTTTTATGGAATCACTCAGAATGCTCGTTCTGATATGGAATATGTTGCTGGTGTATACTCTTCAATGCAGGGAGATACTGGAGCCTCTCCAGAGACATATAGAGGATTGTTGCAGATGGATGAATATGGCACACGGAGAATAAAGTCTTGGATGCAGAATATAGTAGAGCCGTCATTAGAACATCTTGGAATGATATTCAAAGACTGGGCTCAAGATACATATCTTGCACATAAGGTATTCAGAATTGTACAGCCAAACAATATAGATGAAGAGAAGATAGTAGAGATAAATGTTCCAATATTCGATGACCTAGGCAATTCGGTTAAAAAGTGGAATGACTACGCTACTGCAAGATTTGATGTAAGGATAATTGGAGGTTCGACATTACCTCTCAACAGATGGGCACTTCTTGAAGAATACTTCAAATGGTATCAATCTGGATTAATAGATGATATAGCAATGTTACAGGAAACAGATGTAAGGAATAAAGAAGCAGTGATAAAGCGTAAGTCAGTATATATGCAACTTAGGAATAGACTGGAAGAATTAGAGAATGTAGTAAAGGACAGAAATGGCACTATAGAAACATTAGAAAGACAACTTGTACAATCTGGAATAAAAGAAAAAGTACAGGATGCTGATATGTCAATAAAGAAAGATGTAATGGAGTCTGAAGCTGCGCAATCAGCTTTCAGAGAGAAGTTAAAAGGTGAAACGGCAGTAAAAATGAAAGAACTTGGAATGGCAATAGGCTCTATGAAGGATAAAGCAACTGCTGCTAAAAAATAGTTGTATCTATTATTACTGCTAAATTAAATTAAGGAGAAATTATGGCTGAACAAAATACAGACAACCTGTCTGCTCTTGAAGATTTGAGTGTAGATAGCCCTGAAAGTGAAATGCCAAAAGTGGCTGACGATTTTTTTGAAGCTCTTGACCGCAAGGTAAATGAAGGTATACTGGAGCCTGAAGAAGAACCAGCGTATGTGCAAAGTGAAGAAGTAGAAGCAACCTCAGAAATGAGTCCTGAAACTGATTCTCAGGAGCACGATTGGAAGAAGAGGTACAATGATTCAAGCGCAGAAGCACATCGGCTTAACTCCCGATTATCTGAACTTGAGAAATTTGCACCTGTTCTTGACGCAATGAGAAAAGACCCCAATTTAGTCACTCATGTGAGAGATTATTTTGAGGGTGGTGGTTCAACCCCTAAAAAAGTAACGGAGAAACTTGGTTTGGATGATGACTTTATCTTTGATGCCGATGAGGCAGTGAGTGATACAAGTTCAGATTCTGCTAAGGTCTTGCAAGCTACCATAGATGGCGTTGTACAACAACGTCTTGGTAACTATTCAAAAGAGCAGGACAATCGAAGCAAACGGATTAGTGCGGAACAAGAGTTTAGAGCTAAACATGAAATGAGTGATGAACAGTGGAGCAAATTTGTTGACTTCGCAAACTCACGCTCACTTTCTCTAGATGATATATACTTCCTCCAGAATCGTAACAGTCGTGATAAGACTGTAGCTAACTCTGCAAGGAAAGAAATGTCTGAACAGATGAAGCGTGTTCGACAGAAACCTCAAAGCGCATCCTCAGTTGGAGGCGCAGACAGGTCAGATGACGTATCCGAAAATGACCAAGTATTCAACGCTATTTTAGGGATTGATTCAGAACTCGAATCGGCATTTGGCTAAAGATTAGCTGAGTGCTTTAACTTAAAATAGGAGAAGGCTAAAATGGCTGACTTATTTCAACTCGAGTCAACCGCTGATGTATCACCAAGTTCCACTTCTGGTAGTCCCAGAACTGGTACTGACCTTGATACTGGTGTTCTTCGCAGAAAGTATAATTTCGGAGATAGAGTCTCTGAACTAGCAATAGCTTCAGACCCTTTTTTCCGAATGGTATCAAAACTGTCGAAGAAACCAACGGATGACCCCGAGTTTAAATTCACAGAGCGCAGACCTTCTTTCCATAAACGATACGCATATCCTATAGCTTTCAGTAATGACAATTCTACTTGGGTTGAGACATTAAATGGTACTGATATTGATACTCAATTGGATAGTTATGAGACAGCTGGGACAACAGTTTATGTTAAGATGATGGGTGACTACAAGCACACTGGCAACGTACAGAATATCTACGGACAATCTGGCGATGAGATTGTAATTGGTGGCCCTTCAACGCAACCTCAGTTTTACTTACCCGGACAGATGGTAAGAGTAAACTTTGGTAATGCATCTGCGTCTTTGTCTGATAAACAAAAAACAGCTTCCTATGCTATTTTTAGGATAGATGCTGTTACCCTTCAAGACCAAGCGTCAGCAACTCCAACGACTCATACTCAAGGAGAAGCTGCGATTCTTCAAGGAACTGTTGTGAAGACAAAAACAGCCGGACATGATGTTATTGCAGGTGTGAACTCTGCAGCAGCAGCTGGAGACTCTACATATAATGTAAGTGTTTCTGGTGAAGGTGAAACCAATTTAGCTGGACTTGAAGATTTCAGGTCTTATGTTGTTGGTTCTTCACACTCTCAAGGTTCGGGCTATCCAGAAACTTGGAAAGACCAACCTTTCTCGACTGGTTACGGGCGTACTCAAATTTGGAAGACTGCTATGGCAATGGATAACACAACTCGTGCTACCGTGCTGAAGTATGAAGCAAATGAGTTTGCAAGAATCTGGCGTGAAAAGTTGATTGAGCATAAATGGGATATTGAACAGAGCATTCTTTTTGGTTCCCAATATGACTCTGGAGATGAATGGTACACTCAAGGTGCTGTTGATTTTGTTTCAAGTTACGGTAACGTCTTCAGCTTGACACACGCAAGCAAGACACAGGATGATTTCTTGGTTGACTTGAGTAATTACTTAGACCCAAGGTACAATAGCGCTAAAGCAACATTGTTTTTTGTGGATACACCAACTTATAATTGGTTACATAAACTAAGTGGTTATTTCAGTAACAACATTGAAGTATCACCGAACTTCAGAGCTGACATGTCCTTGGTTGGCAAAAAGAAGGTATTTGGAGTTGATATTAGTGTTATTTCTACACCTTACGGTGATATGAATGTAGCACGGAATATCCACCTTGATGG